AGGATCTCGGCGGCGGCGCGTACCGCGCGACGTACTCCGTGGGCACCGCCGGGCGGTACATCGCCCGCGCGGTCGGCGCGGCGCACGGGGCGGCCGACTTCGTCGCCTTCACGACCGCCACCACCGCGGCCACGTCCATGCCCGACGTGTTGGACTGCCGGGACTACGACGCGGACGATCTGGCGAGCTGGGACGACGAGGCGGTCCAAGACGCCTTGGACGCCGAGGCGGCGGCTCAACGGCGCGCCTGCAACGTGCCCGCCGCCTATCCGGCGGACCTGCGGCAGGCCCTGCTGCGTCGCGTCGTCATCAACCTGACCCGGCGCGGCATCCGTGACGGCATCGTGCCGAACACCGGCGGCGACGGCTTACCGGCCGCGCATCTGGCCGCGAGCGACGCCGAGGTCCGGCGGTTCGAGGGGTCGCACAGAAAGCTCACGTTCAGATGAGCTGGGCGACGAAGCGCGCGGAGATCGCTGCGGCGGCCAGCACGGTGTCGGGCGTGCACGGCTACCCCCACCGCCCGGCGACGCCGACCACAGGCGATGCCTGGCCTCGGGTGGACTCGATCGCCCGCGACGACGGACTGTTCCGGGTCACGTGGCAGCTCCTCGTCTTCCTGCCGCAGGAGGAGCGCGCCGCCGCTACGTGGTGGGACGAGAACGTCGATGCGCTGATCGATGCGCTGCAAGAGGGCCAGGTCGGCTACGTCGAGACCGTCCAGCCTGCCGATATCTCCACCAACGGAGCCGTGCAGTACGGGCTCGCAATCACGATGGGAAGTGAATGATGGTCGCCTACGCCCGCGCGCACGTGATCAAGTACGCCGTCTTCGACGTCGATGAGGTCAGCTACAACAACCAGGTCACGAAGGTCCGCCTTGTGCCGGACACGCCGATCCAGACGCTTCGCACCATGGACCCCGCCGGCACGGTGACGGACGCCGACTCGGCGGTCTGGAGCCTCGAACTGGCCGGTATCCAGGACTTCGGCGTCGGCTCGCTCGGTGCTGCCCTGCGCGCGGCGGCCGACGCCGGGACCGACCTGGACGTGGTTTTCCAGCCCAAGACCGGCGTCGGCCAGGATCTGGCCGAGTTCACCATCCGCCCGGTCAACATCCCGTTCGGTGGCGAGGCCGGTTCGTTCCGGACCTTCGACGTCACCGTGCCGGTGGTCGGCGCCCCGGCGTTCGACCAGAGCGTCTCCTGACCTATGGGCGCGATGAGGTTCGACCTCCAGGTGGAGATGGAGGACGGAGAGACCTACGCCGTGACCGCCGATCAGCGGGACGTGGCGCGGTGGGAGATGTCCGATCTCTATTCCGTCCCCCTTCGCAGGCTCTCGATGGTCCGCTACCTGGCTTGGGCCGCCTCGGTCCGGCAGAAGCTGACCAAGCTGACCTGGGAAAAGTTCCAAGACCGGGCCGTCGAGGTCACCGACGTCAAGCCGGAGGCTGAGCCGCTGGACCCTGGCCAGCCGGATCCCAGAACCGAGAGTTCATCGAAATCGTCTGGCGGTCCGGCGGCCGAGTGACGCTGCGCGAGCTGCGCGAGGACTACGGCCCCCGCGACCTGCTCACGCTGCTGAAGATCATCCACACCGAGAACGGCAACGACCCGGGCGAGGCAGCGGACGGAGGTTCGGAGACATGGGGACGAGCCTCCAAGAGTTCGCCCGCGAGCTGAAGACCTTCGATGACCGCAGGGTCGTGCTCAAGGCGCTCCGCACGGCGATCCGCAAGCCGTTTCCGGCGGTCCGCGCCCGGATCAAGGCGAGTGCCCTGGCGACGCTGCCCAAGCGCGGCGGCCTCAACGCGTGGGTGGCCGCGACCAAGGTCAGCCTTTCCGTCAAGGCGACCACAGGCCGCTCGGCCGGCGTGATCGTCAAGGGCGGCCGCAACTCGACCGGCGGCCGGTCCGACATCCGGGCCATCGACCGAGGCCGGGTGCGCGCTCCGTCGTGGGGCCACCGCACCCGGGCGAGCTGGCACACCGTCGCGGTGGCGCCCGGGTTCTTCACCACGCCCGTGGTCGAGGCCGAGGAGTGGCGCGAGGAGATCGACAGGTCCGTCGACGCCGCTTTCGAGACCCTGCGGAGGGGGTGACACATGGCCCGTGACGTAGAGGTCAACGTAACCGCCAGCGACAAGACCGGCCCCGGCCTGGCGTCGGCCGAGCGCCGGTTCAAGCAGACCTCCAAGAACGTCGAGACCGAGGCTGACCGCCTCAGCTTCAGCGTCGGCAAGGGCATGGCCTCGGTCATCGAGGGGTTCGCCCCCGGCCTGTCCAAGTCGATCAGCGGCGCCATCGGTAGCGCCGGGCCGGTGGGCGGCGTCGCGCTCGCCGCCGGCATCGCCGCCAGCGCGCCGCTCATCGGTGCGACGGTCTCGGCGGCCGTGCTCGGCGCGGCCGGTCTCGGCGGCGTGGTCGGCGGACTGGTGCTCGCGTCCAAGGACGCCCGCGTCCAGGCCGCCACGAACACCATCGGCGACCGGATCGAGGCGCGGCTCTACAAGGCCGGTGGCTCGTTCGTGGAGCCCGCCATCGACGGCGTCGAGGAGATCGGCCGCGCCGTCGACACGATCGACCTGGAGGGCATCTTCGAGGACGCCTCGCGCTACGTCGCCCCACTGGCCCGGGGCATTTCCTCGGCTATGGAGGATCTGGGCGACGGCATCGAGTCGCTGGTGGCCAACGCAGGGCCGGTGATCGACACCATCGGCGAGGGCATCGCGGAGATCGGCGAGGCCATCGGGGACGGCCTGGAGAGCCTGGCCGACAACGGCGCGAGCGCAGCGGACGCGCTGGAGATCGTCTTCGGCATCATCACGACGAGCATCGATTCCGTCTTCCTGGTGGTCAACGCGCTGACCGAGCTGTACGAGATCGGGCAGAAGATCGGCGCCGACCTCGGGCTCCGTCTGGTGCTGAGGGCTATGGGCGTAGACCTGGACGCGCTGGCGGACAGCAGCGACGACGCGGCCGAGGCCACCACCGACGCGTCGGGCGGCATCCAGAGGGTGGGCGAGGCCGCCAAGCGGACCGAGGACCCGATGGAGACTTTCATCGAGCAGCTGGAGGACAGCGTCGAGGCGGCTCAGAGTCTGTACGACAGCGAGACCAGCGTGGCGGCGGCCATCGACAAGGCCCGCGAGGCTGCCGAGGAGAACGGCCGCACGCTCGACGAGAACACCGAGAGGGGTCGTGACAATCGCGACGCCCTGAGCGATCTGGCGACCAGCCTGCGGGAGAACTACGAGAAGTACGTCGAGCTGAACGGCGCCTCGGGCGAGGCCAACGAGATCGCCGAGGAGAACCGCCGGGCGTTCATCAAGGCCGCCCGGCAGTTCGGCCTGACCGGCGATGAGGCCGAGGCCCTCGCCGACAGCATCCTCGGCATCCCGAAGACGGCGAACACTAAGGCCAACTTGAACGACACTCAGGCCGAGAAGGACGCTAAGGCGTACATCGCCATGTTGCGCAAGATCCCGTCCCACAAGCTGACGGTCCTGGAGATCGCCCGGGTGGTGACCGGCAGCTCGGCGGGAGACAGCGCGATCGACTCGGCCCTGCGCAAGCAGAACGGCAAGGCGTCCGGCGGCCCCGTCCAGCCTGGAGAGTCGTACCTCGTCGGCGAGAACGGCCCCGAGATCCTCCAGATGGGCAACCGGGGCGGCAGCATCGTCCCGAACCACGCCCTCGGGGGCGCCGGGGCGGACGGCACGCTGTACGCGGAGATCGATCTCGGCGAGGGCATCCGCCAGGTCGTCGAGATCCAGCTACGTGGGCACGACCGGACCCTCAAGCGCCGCGCGATGGCGGGAGCCCGCTGATGAGCCTCACGCCAACTTTCGACCCGATCCTCTCGCGCGTCCGGCTCGCCGGGACCGCCCTCGACGGCGCGGCCACCGCGCTGTTCGAGCGGTCCAAGAACGGCGTCTACTGGGTGACGGTGCGCGGCGGCACGGCGGTCACGATCGACGGATCGGACGAGGCCAGCCTCGACGACTACGAGTTCGTCCCCGGCGCGGTCAACTACTACAGGGTCACCGCCGGCGCCGACGTCTTCACCGCCAACATCACCCCGGCGCAGAGCGGCGTGTGGCTGAAGAGCATCACCCGGCCGTTCCTGAACCGCGCCGTCGAGGTGGTCGAGGTCGGCGACATCCGCCGGTCGGCCCGCAACGGTGTGTTCGAGGTGCGAGGGCGTACCGACCCGGTGGCCGTCACCGACGTGCGCCCGGCCCGGCGCTGGAACGTCACCCTGATGGCTCACACCGTCTCGGACGCCGACGCGCTAGAGCTGGTGTTCGCGTCCGGCGACCCCCTGTACGTGCAGACCGACGGCACCCGCGACATCCCCGGCGGGTACGTGGTGGTCGACGAGATGACCCGCGTCCGCTACGGCACGATCTCCAACCGCCGGTACTTCGAGCTGCCGATGCGCAACGTGGCCGCGCCGGGCCCGGACGTCGTCGGCGCGACCTCGACCTGGGAGACGCTGATCGCCGAGTTCGGCACCTGGGCGGCCGTGCTCGCCGAGTTCGGCTCATGGTCCGACGTCCTGGAGCACGTGAGCGACCCGTCGGTGGTGATCGTCCCGTGAGGCCCGTGTCCGACCGGTTCCTCGCGGCGCTGCGCGGCTCGCATAAGGCGTGCTTTCAGGCGCTCGTCGTGGCCGCCGGGCAGACCGGCACCAGCCCCACGGGGACCGAGGTACCGATCCTCGGCGGGGACGTCCAGGTCGACGCGAAGGCCGCCATCAGGTCCACCCTGGTGCTCTCCACCGACGGCGACGGCACCTTCCCGGGCAGCGCCTCGGACGACTTCGCGCCGTTCGGCAACGAGGTCTTCGTGCGCCGGGGCATCGAGTTCGGCGGCGGGTCGGTCGAGTGGGTCAGCCTCGGCTACTTCCGGATCAACAGCGTCGAGCAGGACGACGCCCCGGACGGCCCGCTCAGGGTTGCCGGCCAGGACCGCATGAGCGGGCTGATCGAGGCGCGGCTACTCGCGCCGGTCCAGTTCGCCGCGACCGACTCCTACGGCACGGTGGTCGACACCCTGGTGACAGAGGTGTTCCCGTGGGCCACCGTCGAGTGGGACGACGCCACCGATACCGACCTGCTCGCGCGAGCACTGATCGCCGAAGAGGACCGCTGGGGCTTCCTCGACGAGCTGGTCACCGGCAAGGGCAAGATCTGGTACTGGGACCACCGCGGCATCCTCGTCATCAAGGACGCCCCGGACCCCGAGGACGTCGTCTGGCAGTGCAACGCCGGCGCTGGCGGCGTCATGACCTCCCTGTCCCGCGACCTGTCCCGAGAGGGCGTCTACAACGCCGTGGTGGCGACCGGCGAGGCGCTGGACACCACCGCCCCGCCGCGCGCTGTGGCGGTGGACGACAACCCGGACAGCCCGACGTACTGGGAAGGCGACTTCGGCAAGGTCCCGCGCTTCTACACCTCGCCGTTCATCACCACCGACGGTCAGGCGCTGACCGCTGCGACAGCGATCCTGCGGCAGAACCTCGGCCTTCCGTACAACGTGCAGTTCGGCCAGGTCCCGAACCCAGCTCTGGAGCCGCACGACCCGATCGCGGTCAACAGCGGCGTGGGCGCCGAGCTGCACGTGATCGAGCGGCTGACCATCCCCCTGGACGTCGACACCGAGCAGGTCGGCACCACCCGGCAGCAAACCCTCGTCGTGATCGGAGAGGCGTAGTGCGCAGCGACGACCTCGTACCTTTCCTCGGCCGCCCCGACCCCGGCAAGGGGGTCGGCTTCCGGCAGGGTGTCATCGTGTCGTGGAACGCCAACACCGCCGAGAACACCGTGCTTGCCGGCGACTCGTTGCTGACCAACCTGCCGATCCTCAACACCAGCGAAGCGTCGATCCTCGCCGAGGGCGACGTGGTCGGCATCCTCACGGCCGGCAAGACGTGGGGCATCCTCGGCCGCTTCACCATCCCCGGCACGCCCGAGGCGGCGTCGTCGCTGAGCGCGCTGCGGACGCAGTCGGACAGTGTGCTGACGGTCGAGACGACGACCTCGGCGGCGTACACCGATCTGGCCACGGTCGGACCCGAGGCGACGGTCAACGTCGGCCCGTCCGGCCGGGTGCTGGTGATGGTGTCCGCGGTGATCCAGTGTGAGGCGCCGCGCGGGTCGACGTTGAACACCGGCGGCGCGTACATGTCGTACACGATGAGCGACGCCAACACCGCGACGGCGATCGACCTGCACTCGGCGCACCTGGAGATCCAGTACGAAAACGTGTCCGCGTCGTTCATCACGACGTTGCGCAGCACGGGCGGCATCACCCGGGTCTCGCTGCGCGAGGGCCTGAACCCCGGCTCGACAACGTTCACGGCCAAGTACAAGCGCGCCACCGCCGGGACAGCCAGTTTCGACAGCCGCAACATCACCGTCATGGCCCTGTAGGAGGAACCCGATGGCCGACACGACTCCGATCTACGGGTGGCCCTACCAGGAGGCCACCGACCCGCCCGACGGCGCCGCCGTCGGCAAGGATCTGGCCGAGGCCGTCGAGGCCACGGTCGACTCCCTCGACGACCGGCTCGACACGGCAGAGTCGGCGATCACCAACAACGACAACAACGCCGGCGTGACGCAGACGCAGACGCAGACCAACTCGTTCACCACGGTCGCGGGCACGGAGGCGGTCGTGGTCTCCAAGAGCTACGCCTTCCTGGACGAGTACGCGTACCGGATCTCCTACAGCTTCCGCGTGCAGATCGCCGGCGGCACCTCCCCATTCGCGGTGAACCACAGGCTGCGCCGGGCGAACGCGTCCGGGTCCACGATCCACGACGCGGGGACCACGGCCGCGGTGACGACGAACTTCACCTGGATCACCGGCTGGTGCCTGGTGAAGTGCACGGCGGGTAACACGACGCAGACGATCTGCGCCACCGCCGCGTTCACCACCTCTGGATCGCCGACCTCGATGGACTTGGAGGGCTCCACCAGTGGCCGGAACACGCTTCTGATCGAGCGGTTGGGGCCGGCGTCGGACTTCCCGGACGCGATTGAGGTGCCCACGTCATGAGGCAGCCCACCTGGCCGCATCGGCGTGACCGCCGATACACGGAGCGGCCCCGGGGTTCCGGGGCCGCTCGTCGTCCGTTGCTGTGGTCAGATCCACCAGTAGTGCCACGCCGTGTAGTTGACGACGGCGAGGAAGAGCGTCGCCGGGAGCATCGCGGTCGCCAGGTCGAGCACGAGCGCGAGCAGGGCTCGCGGCTTCATCCGGCGTGTGTCGCGGCCGCGAGCCCGATCAGGTACGAGGCGACCGGAAGGCCGATGCCGATCGGCAGGAAGAGCACGAGCAGCCACCGTGCCCACGGGCTGAGCGGCTTACGGCGTTGTGCGGGGCGGTCGATCGTCGGTGCCGTCATGGGAGGGCCTTTCACGCCTTAGAGAAACTATGACGTGGGTGAGTCTGCCACTAAGCCACGTAAGAGTCTACGGTGGTCGCATGACCAGGGCAGCGATATACGTGCGGATCAGCGACGACCGCGAGGGCAAGGCCCTCGGCGTCCAGCGGCAAGAGGCCGACTGTCGGGCGCTCGCCGACCGCCTCGGCTGGACGATCGCCGAGGTCTACGCGGACAACGACATCAGCGCCTTCAGCGGCAAGACCAGGCCCGCGTACCGGCGCCTGCTGGCCGACGTCGGGGCCGGCAAGGTCGCCGCCGTACTGGCGTATCACCCCGACCGCCTCTACCGCCGGGCTCGCGACCTCGTCGAGTTCATCGACACCGTGACCGCCTCGGGGTGCGCCGTGCAGACGGTCGCCGCCGGTGAGGTCGACCTCTCGACCGCCACGGGCCGTATGCAGGCGCGCGTGGTTGGGGCGGTGGCCGAGTTCAGCAGCGAGCAGCAGGGCGAGCGGATCCGCCGGAAGCTGGCCGAGCGCGCCGCCGCCGGCAAGCCGCACGGCGGGCAGCGGCCGTTCGGGTGGGAGCCGGACCGGGTCACGATCCGCGAGGCCGAGGCCGAGCACATCCGATGGGCTGTCAGCGCCGTGCTCGGCGGGCTGCCGATCCGGGCCGTCGTCCGGTACCTGAACGCGGCGGGCTCGACCAACACCCGCGGCGGCCCCTGGCGGCACGTGACCCTGCGCGGCGTGCTGGTCAATCCCCGGCACGCCGGACTCATGCCGGACGGCAGCAAGGCGAGCTGGGACGGCATCATCACGCCCGAGCAGCACCGGGCGCTGCTGCGGCTCGTCAACGACCCCGCCCGCGTCAAGACGCCCGGACGGGCCGGCAAGCTGCACCTGCTCTCCGGTCAGCCTTGCGGCGTCTGCGGGTCGCCGATGAGGGTCGGCAAGTCGTCCGGACGGACGCGCGAGTCCTACCTCACGATTTGCTGCCAAGCACGCTGGTGCGTCGTGCGCAACCTCGCGCACGTCGAGGGCTTCGTGCGCGAGGTCATCGCGCGGCGCCTGCGGCGGGACGACGTGACCGCGCTGCTGGCGGCCGACGCCGACGAGGACGCCCGTAAGGCCCGGGAGGCGGCCGAGGCCAAGGCGACGGCGCTGCGCCTGCGGCTGGACGAGGCGGCCGACCTGTTCGCCGCCGGGGCGATCACCGGCGCGCAGCTCACGACGATCACGGGCAGCCTGCGGGCCGAGCTTGCCGAGGCCGAGACCGCAGCCGCTCCCCCTGCCGACCGGGCCGCCGCCCTCGGCGAGGTGCTGCGGGCGCCGGACCCTGGCGCGGCGTTCCTGGCGGCGAGCACCGACCGGCAGCGGGCGATCATCGACGTGCTCGCGGTCGTGCGCATCGGCCGGGGGCCGCGCGGCAACGTCTTCCGCCCGGACGGCATCGAGATCGATTGGCGCTAAAGCTCGCGGTCGTGCTCGGGCTTGCTGACCCGCCAGACCCCGTCGGCGATCTCCACCATGGTCCTGTCGGACTCGGCGAGGGCCCGCAGCAGCGAGTACCCGAGGGTCAGGTCCTCGTCCTCGGGCGTGCGGTACTCGATCCGGGGCTCGCCGATCGCGTCGCGGGTCAGTCGCCAGTTCATGTCAAGCCTTTCTGCACATGTGCACGGCCCTAGACCTAGCAGGTTACGTGACGTCAACCTCACGTACTAGACGCAATGTGCCGTTCCCGTCACGACAAGATCACGCAGTGTCTAGCGTCTGCGGCATGGCAGAGGTGATGCCGATGGGCCCGGCCGAGATCCAGACGCGGCTTGGCGTGAGCCGGCAGCGGGCGTACATCATCATCGGCCGCCGCGACTTCCCCGAGCCGTGGGCCGAGCTGGCCATGGGCAAGGTGTGGCGCTCGACCGACGTCGAGGAATGGATCAGCGCCCACCGCCCCGAGCTGCGGAAGCGCGATAAATAGCTAGCAGGAATTCTGCTAGGTAATTGCTAGGAATGGCTGCGGCAAACCCTCAACCTGCTAGGTCGAGAGTTGCATCCAGACCATAGCTTGCTCTACATTCGTCGCATCGCACCTGGGAGAGAGCCCGATGCCGAGGGAATCGGCAGCGAAACGGGTTAAGCGATGCCGGAGCAATCCAAGTATTACCGGGGCAAGCAGGCCGATCCCGAATTCCGCAGGGCGCGAGCGCGTAAGGCCGCCCTCGCTCGCCATTCGACCGACGCGCTGATCGATTCCATCGTGGCCAAGGCCCCGGAACTCACGCCTGAGCAGGTCGCCAAGCTGCGCCCGCTGGTCGACGTGGCGGTGCAGGGATGAACAACCCGGGCATGGAAAAGGCCCCCCAAGCCGTCCAAAGCGGGGGACCCATGGCAACACCTTCCGCCTCGGATCGTATCGCGCCATTGAGCGCGATGGAAGCCACGGAATTGGCCGACCTGCGTAAGCGTGCCGGCCTTGATGGGTCGCGGCTCACGTGGCTCGACCTACAGGTCGGCGATCGTTTCTGGCACATGGGCGAGGAACTCGGTGTGCTCTGGACCGGGCCGGTCGAGGAATTCGAGCCGATGACCGGGCGGCTTTGTAAGCAGGTCGCGGCCATCCCCGTAGCCGGCGGGCCGTCCCGGGTCGAGTGGGCGTTCCCCGAGGCCCGGCTGCTCGGCGGCGTCACCGTGGCCACGCCCGAGCTGGCTGCGGCGGCGCGGGCGTACTGGCAGACCCTTGCGTCGCAGGAGCGCGCCGAGCTGGCCCGGCTGCGGAAGGGGTGGTCGGCATGAGCGCCTGCGTCTCGTGCAAGCAGGAGAGCGACGAGCTCGGATGGCCCGAGGCCCTAGGTGTCTACCGCGGCCAGCCGGGCCGTTACTGCGGAGCGTGCATCGTCATCGGCGACCAGGAACTCGCCGCAGCAGGGTACGGCGCCGGGGCGGTCATTCACCGTAGTGCCCCGGCGCAGCCGAGCCTCAAATCCCGCCTGCTCACGCCGCAACAGCTAAGGGAGCGGCCACGGCCCAAGCACCTGATCAAGGGCGTGTTGCGGCTCAACTCGGCGACGTGGCTGATTGCGGCGCCGGCCAGCTACAAGTCGTTCATGGCGTTGGACTGGGCGGCGCACGTCGCCAGCGGGCAGGAGTGGAACGGGCGCAGGACCGAGCAGCGAGACGTGATCTACGTGCTCGCCGAGGGCGCGGACGGCTTCCAGGACCGGGTGACCGCTTGGGAGATTCGGCACGCGACCGCCCTCGACAACCTGTACGTGCTCCCGGTAGCCGTGCAGGCCCGCGGCGACGACAACCGCAGCGTCTCCACGCAGTGGCGCGAGCTGGTCACCCTGGTCGCCGAGATGCAGCCCGGCCTGGTCGTGCTGGACACGCAGGCCCGGCTCACGGTCGGGCTGGAGGAGAACAGCAACAGCGAGATGGGCGTTTGGGTCGAGGCGGTCGACATGCTCAAGCGGGCCGCTGACTGCTGCGTGCTGGTCGTGCACCACACGGGCCGGACCAACGGCGACGCCCGAGGCGCCTCGGCGATCGACGGCGCGCAGGATCAAGAGTGGCGGATCGACCGCGACAGCGAGCGTCTCTGCACGCTCAAATGCGACAAGAACAAGGACGGCCCGGACGACCTCAAGTGGACGTTCCCGCTGGATATCGTGGACGTCGATCACGACGAGGACGGCGAGAAGGTCACGTCGCTGGTGCTCGGCAAGCCGATCGCCCGGCGGGGTAGCGAGCCGGCCACGGCGCAGGTCGAGCTGACCGCTGCCGAGGGGCGCATGACGGACTGCTATGGCCTGGTGCACCGCATCCTCGGGGAGCTGGATCCGCACCGGGAGGGCATGAGCCTGACCGAAATCAACGCGGCGGCGGTCAAGGCCCGCAAGGCGGCCAAGCTGGAACCGTTCGCCAGGGAGAGCATCCGCTCGGCGCTCAACAAGGGGCGGGAACAGAGCGCCGTCGAGAAGATCGGGCGGTCCAACTGGACGCTCGCGGGACCGTCCGCCGAGGTGCTCCGCGAGCTCGCAGAAACCGTTGCGGGAACCGTTGGGCGCAACGGTTTGCCCAACGGTTCCGGACAACGGTCCGCAACGGTTGGCCACGGTTCGGCCTTACCGCTCTTGGGCAGGGGAAACATCGTGTCCGCCAACGGTTGACAACGGTTGACAACACTCGGTTGACACCCCCGACAACGGTTCGTCTCAACCCCGTAGGGGTTGAGACCGTGGAGAGTCCACAACGAACAGGAGCAGAGACATGATCGTTCCGCAGGGTTATCCGCTCTGGGTGGTCCTCACCTACGACGTGCCGCGAGTCGAACCGGTCATCGCATGGTCGATCGACAGCGAAACGGGACGCCCGACACCGATCACGACTGACGGGTTCGTCGCTGCCGAGGACATCGGCAGCTACGTCGACACCGAAGCGCAGGCCCTGCAACTGCGCGCGGAGTTCGACCAGGCGCTACGCGCCGCCG